TAGAACAATGACAGCAACAGAGGTAATGCAACGTAACCAAGAGAAAATGAAAATCCTTGGACCAGTAATAGGCAGACTACAACAAGAATTATTGCAGCCATTAATTATTAGAGTGTTTAACATTATGTTAAGAAACAAACTATTTGTTGAAGCACCAGAAATTTTAGAAAATCAAGAGATCGATATTGAATATGTATCTCCAGTAGCTATCGCTCAAAAAGGTGCTGAACTAGAAAGCATTATGAGAGGATTAGAATTATTTGGTTCTATTTCTCAAATAGCTCCAGTTACAGATTACCTAGATGAAAACGGTTTAGTTAAAAAGATTATAAACGTATTAGGTTTACCAGCAAAAATTATTAAATCTGACAAAGAAGTCGAAGAACTTAGAGCTGTCCGTCAACAAGAACAAGCAGCTCAAATGCAGATGCAACAGGAAATGATGCAATCTGAACAAGCTAAAAATGCTGCTCCACTAGTGCAAGCACTAAATGGAAAACAACAACAATAAATTAAAAGACTTAATTAAACATTACAAAATAGTCTTTGGATCTGACGAAGGCAAAGCTGTCATGTCAGATTTGGAAAAACGATGTTTTTATAACGTAACGACGTTCTCTAAAGACAACACAAACGAAACTGCTTTTTTTGAAGGACAGAGATCCGTTCTCTTATTCATAAAAGCGATGATCAATAAGAAGGAGTAACTATGGATCAGACAACTGCAATAATGCAATCTGATACCCAGCAAGACGCTGCCGTATCAGATCAATCGCAACCTCAAGAAACAACAAGTGTAGATTTTCAAACACTTATTCCTGAGGAATATAGAGAAGAAAGATCTCTGCAAAACTTTCAGAATATGAATGATTTTGTAAAATCTTATTTGCACTCACAAAAATTAGTAGGTGCAGATAAAATTCCAGTGCCAAATAAAATGGCAACGGATGATGATTGGAATGAAGTATATAAAAGATTAGGCAGACCAAATTCGCCTGATGAATATCAATACCAACTTCCTGAGCAAAACAAATTAGATGATGCAACTTTAAAAGCATTTTCTGATCAAGCTCACAAATTAGGATTACTTCCTAAACAAGCTCAAGGCATAATTGATTACTATAATGGATTAGCTCAACAATCAGAGCAATCCGCAAGTATGCAACAAGAAACAGCAAGGCTAGAAGCTGAAACTGTTTTGCGTAAAGAGTATGGACCAGCTTATGACAATAAAGTTAATGCTGCAAAAAATTTAGCAACCAATACTTTAGGTGCTGAGTTTTTAAGAGATACAGTATTACAAGATGGTTCTAGGTTAGGTGATAATCCTCAGGTAGTTAAAGCTTTTGCTACACTTGCTGAAAAACTAAGTGAAGATAATTTAGTTCAAGGTGATGTTGCTTCAGCGATGACCATTAAAGAGATTAACGATGAGATTTCATCATTAACTCAACCTGGATCAGCGTACTGGAATAAAACTCACATCAACCACAAAAAAGCTGTGGAGGAAGTACAAAGACTTTACCAATTAAAAGGTAATAATGTCAGATAAATTTGAACCTAACGGTGAAATTACTGACGCTGAAATTAGACTTGAATGTTTAAGATTAGCTACTGAGTTTGCACCTGAGAATGATCGTAGAGATCCATTACCAGTAGCAGATAAATACTTTGATTGGGTAAAACAAAATTCTAAGCGACAACCTGAAAAGACCGCTTCGAGTAAAGTCAAATTGCAGACTATAAATGCAAAGACGAGATCCTCATCCTGAGGAAAATCAAATCGATAATTTAAACAACTAATAATCAACATAAGGAGGACAGTAAAATGTCAACCCAAATAGACACGGCGTTCGTACAACAATATTCGAACAACGTACAAATGCTTAGCCAGCAAAAAGGCTCTCTTTTAAGAAATAGTGTTGATACTGATACTTTAGTAGGTAAGTCAGGTTTTTTTGATCAAGTAGGAGCTGTAACAGCTGTGAAAAGAACAACTAGACATTCGGATACGCCTCAAATTTCGGTGCCACACGATCGTAGAAGAGTTACTATGAGTGATTATGAGTTCGCGGATCTTATCGATAATCAAGATAAGATTAGAACTCTTATCGATCCAACTTCTAGTTATGCTTTAAGTGCAGCATATTCCTTAGGACGCGCATTAGATGATGAAATCATCAGCGCTATCTCAGGTACTGCATTTACTGGTGAGACAGGCAGCACATCTGTTGCTTTACCATCAGCGCAAAAGATAACTGAAGCATCAACAGGTGGTTTAACAATCGACAAACTAAGAAACGCTAAAGAAATCTTAGATAGCGGTAACGTTGATCCATCGATCCCAAGATACATTGTTGTTGGTCCAAAACAAATTTCTGATTTGTTAGGAACAACTCAAGTAACTTCATCTGACTTCAACAGTGTTAAAGCACTAGCGAACGGTGAAGTTAATTCGTTCTTAGGATTTAACTTTATAGTTTCGAACAGACTATCAATCGCATCTTCTAAAAGACTTTGCCTAGTTTACGCTATGGACGGAGTTAAATTAGCAGTAGGTCAAGATCTGATGACAAGAATAGACGAGAGAAGTGACAAAGGTTACGCAACTCAAGTTTATGTTTGTATGTCAGCTGGTGCTACGCGTATGGAAGAAAGCAAAGTAGTAACAATCGAAGCTCACGAAGCGTAATAGGAGGATATAATTATGGCAAGTGTTAAAGGTTCAAATTTTACTAATGCTACAGCTGATCCAGTTATTAAAACTGAAAGCAGCGCGTGGACTGGTAAAATAAGAGTACAATACGACAGCTATGAGGCTTCTTCTTTAGCTTCAGGCTCGGACATATCAGTCGCGAGATTACCAAAAGGTGCTAAAATTTTTGATGTAGTAATACATCACGACGCTTTAGGATCAGGTGTAACTCTTGCGGTAGGTGATGGTGACGACGCTGACAGATTAATTACAGCAACAGCAGCTGCTACAGCTGGTAAAGTTGTAATGTCAGAGGACGGCGCTATCGATGGTTTCGCTTACGAAACTACTGCAGAAACTGATATTTTAATTACTACAGGCGGTGGTACTGCTACTGGAACTATCAAAGTTGCAGTGATGTACACAGTTGAGTAATTAATCATCATATTTAGCTTGGCGGTTAAAGCAATCGCCAGGCTAACAAATTTTAATGAAATATATAATCATATTATATTTGTGTTCCTTCAATGGACCACAACCAGAATGTTTACTTGGACAAGTACAAAAAGCAGAATTTAATACTTACAGTGAATGTATTTTAGAAGGATATTCTTTATCAAGACAATCCTTATCAAAATTAAATAAAGACGAAATTAACGATTTAAAATTAGCAATAAGATTTCATTGCAAAGAAATTAAAGTGGAGAAAATATAAATGGCATCAGTTGTAGATTTGTGTAACTCAGCATTAAATTTGTTGGGAGCCAGCACCATTAGTGCATTAACAGATGATACTAAAAACGCTCGTCTATGTAATCAAAGATACGAGCCAGTAAGAAATAGAATTTTTAGATCACATCCTTGGAACTGTTTAATTAAAAGAGTTCAATTAGCTCAAGATAGTGCAGCTCCAGTAATAGAATTTAGTTATCAATATACCTTACCGTCAGATTGTTTAAGAGTATTAAAGATACACAATGGAACAACAGACAGTATTCAATCGGATCTTGAATATAAAGTTGAAGGTAGAAAAATTAAAACTAATGAAGGAACAATTTATTTAGTTTATGTAGCTGTAGATACGGATCCAAATAATTACGATACTTATTTAGCTGAAGCTATCTCACATCAACTCGCTGCAGATCTTGCTTATGCAATTACTAACAATGCAACGTTAGCTAATAATTATATGGCTAGAGCTGATGAGCGATTAAGAGAAGCTAGATTTATAGATGCTACAGAGAACTCAGTTGATACGATTGAGGCTAATGAATTTACGGATGCTCGACTGTAAAAAAAAATGGCGACCGAGCCGTCAAACTCAATCGCCATTTATTGCTGTTACTAGTGTTTTCGTTAATGATCTTTAAGTTCGTTTAACCTCCAAAGTTTGACCTAAAGACCAACTCAACAATAAATTTTTAAAATAACTTTTCAAATTTTATGCCTAGAACAACTCTTGCTTTAACCTCTTTTGTAAGTGGTGAATTTTCTGCTAAATTAGACGGTAGAACTGATTTTGCTAAATACCAAACAAGTTGTAAAACTTTAGAAAATTTTTTAATTCATCCTCAAGGTGCAGCAACTAGACGTGTTGGAACACAATTTATATCTGAAATAAAAGATAGCACTAAGAAAACAAGATTAATTCCTTTTGAGTTTTCTACAACGCAAACTTATATTTTAGAATTTGGTAATCAATATATTCGTTTTTATAAAGATAAAGGTCAGATCCTTTCAGGTGGATCAGCTTATGAAATTAGCTCACCTTATTTAGAAGCAGAATTATTTGATATTAAATTTGCACAGTCTGCTGACGTTATGTATTTGGTACATCCAAATCACGAAACTAGTAAGCTGAGTAGAACTGGACATACTTCCTGGTCTTTAGATGAAGTCGAATTTACTGATGGACCATATTTAGCTGTAAACACAACATCAACAACGATGTCACCGTCAGCTACTACTGGAAACGGAATTACTATAACTGCTAGCGCAAATACATTTGTATCAACTGATGTTGGAAGATTAATTAATTTTTCAAATGGTTATGCAAAGATTACAGCGTTTAGTTCAGCAACAAGTGTTACTGCAGATGTTAAAGATGATTTTGATACAACATCAGCTAATACCGATTGGAAGCTTGGTGCATTTTCAGACACAACTGGACATCCAAGTTGCGTATCATTTTTTGAACAACGATTAGTTTTTGCTGGAACTTCATCAGAGCCACAAACTTTATATTTTTCTAAATCAGGTGATTACGAAAATATGACCGCTGGAACTAATGCAGATGATGCTATGGTTTATACAATCGCATCAAACCAAGTAAACGTAATAAGATTTTTAAAAACTCAAAGAACTTTAATTGTTGGAACAGTAGGTGGTGAGTTTACAGTTTCAGCTGATGGTACAGATGCAGCAGTAACACCAACTAACATTACAATTAAAAGACAAAGTTCTTATGGTTCAGCAAATGTAGATGCGATACCAGCTGGTAATGCAACTTTATTTCTACAAAGAGCTAAAAGAAAAATAAGAGAATTAAGCTACAATTTTGATGTAGATGGGTACCAAGCCGCTGATCTTACCATATTGAATGATGTAGTTACTAAAACTGGTATTAATGAAATGACTTATCAGCAATCACCAGACAGTATTTTATGGTGTGTTCGTGATGATGGAGTTTTAGCGGGTTTAACGTATTTAAGAGGTGAAGAGGTTATTGCCTGGCATAGACATATTTTAGGTGGTTCTTTTGGTGATGGTAATGCTGTTGTTGAAAGTGTTGCTAGTATATCAGGTGAATTAAATGAAGATGAACTTTGGGTTATTG